TCAACCCCTGTTAATTTGATTCTGTTTCTCTTCATCACTCATTGCATTCCACTCAGAAACAGTTTCTTCATCAAACTGCTCGTTACAAATCTCTTTTACTTCATCAGTTGCCCAAAATAATTCTTCACTGTTTTCATACGATACAGATAGATCTGTATCTGGTGTAATAACTTCCCACATAGAACCATCATCAATTATGATTTCTATGCCGCTTGTCTTACTGACATAAAATTGTTTCTTAAATACGTCTACAGTGTAGTCGTTATGAATATGAATTTTAGATACAGTAAAATGTTCTTGTCCGAATTGTTTTGCCATAGTACTTGATAATAAATTTAATGAAAGAAATCAGTTCAGATATGAAATGTAAATACGACCATCACCACCAGCACCACGGCGTCCACCACTGAATCCCCATCCAGCACCACCGCCACCGCCAGTGCCATCGATACCAGTACGACCAACAGTGCCGTTAGTACCGCCGCCACCAAAGGGAACACCAGCACCATCTCCAGATTGAGGAGAGCGAGATTGACCTCTACCGCCGCCGCCTACTGAATATTCAGTTTCACCAACAGTGATGGTAACACCAACGCCGCCCTGATTGCCTGAACCTCTACCACCAGCGCCACCGCCGCCACCTTCGCCACCTGGAGCACCAGCATTGCCATAACCAACACCACCGCCTGAAGGAGATGCAGGTTGAGTTGATTGTCCGTTACCACTTCTACCTGCTGGGTGTTGAGCACCACCACCACCTGAACCGCCAGGGCGACCAGCAGCACGCTGAGGGGGGTAAGTAGACCCACCGCCACCGCCACCGTTAGCAGTGATAGTACCAAAGGTGCTGTTAGAACCATTACGACCTCTACCCTGACCGCCACCAGCAGCACCAGCGCCAATAGAAATAGGAACACTTCCACCAGGAGTCACAGCAAAACCAGTAGCATAAACAACGCCACCAGCACCACCACCGCCACCAGTGCCTGAACCGCCATCACCGCCGCCAGCAACTACTAAAACATCGACAGCATTTACACCAGCAGGAACAGACCAAGTAGAACCACTAGAAATTTCTTCACTAAATCTTTGAATGGTGAAGTTTTTCCATGTAGTACCATTCCAGAATTCTGGTTTACCACTTTCACTATTATATCGGATCGTACCAACATTTGGTGATGCAGGTCTCTCAGCAGTTGTTCCTGTAGGAACAATTAACTGTTCTGCATTACGCAAGTCCATAGTATTAGTAACATTCAAAGTTGTTACATTTTCTGTAGTTACATTATTGGTAGTAATGTTCGCAGTCGTTGCGGTTGCTGTAGTAACACCAGTAACATTAGAGTTATTAAGATTAATATCTCCTGTGTTACCAATATCAATTTGCGGTCCTGATGCAGGAACATTGATGCCCTTAATAGAATTAACTTTAAGTTGTGACATAGCAATCTATTCTTGAGATATTACCCTTTTGGTTATTTATACAGTTTATTACCCCAGTTTCTCCCACTGAGGAGTTCCCTGCTTATTTGTGTACATTTCAACCTGTCCCAATTCAGTATTCACTCGGATCGAACCAAATTCTAACCCAGTAGTAGGTCTCTCAGCAGTTGTTCCTGTAGGTATTAGCAATTCACTACCATTAAGATTTATTTGACCTCTACCTGTAGCAACAACATTAGTCGCATTCATAGTAGTACAGGTTGATGTCGTAAACTTACAATTTGCCAGTGTTAACACTGAAGCAGTAACAGCAATACCTTGAAGATCTAGAGGTTGTCCATGAGAAAACTTATTCAAGTTAATCTCAGGACCACCAGCAGCAACGCCAAGACCTTTAATAGATGTACATCTTACTTTAGACATGATTCTTTAACAATCCTCCGTATTATTTATTATCACTCACCCATAACTTCCATGACAAACATGGTAGAAAATCCTCTCATGTCATTACTGTCTCTGTCATTAATATAAAGGTCACGAACACCACCAGTCCAAGATGCAGTTCCAGCAATTTGATAAGTTTGTGCAACGCCTACTGTAAAACTATTATCATCACGAAGGAAACTGGAAGAATACGATTGACCTGCAACATCATTTCCATCATACAATGTAATTACTGCGCCATAATTAGTATTCTCGTTACCATCACTATTAGAATATGCAGCAGTATTATCTGTTAAAATTGCACCATCTCTTTGTACCCCAAAAGATGTAACATGTCTGCCATTGTGTTGGATATGAGCACCAATAACAATCTTGGATGTACTTCTAGTTGGTGTAATAGTTACAGACAAATCGGGGATAATTGCATCTGCATCGCCCAAATTGTCACAATTAATTAGATACCGAGTGGGAGGAGTTTGTGCATAAAGATATTGAAGAACCGTACCTGCAGGAGGATCTTCGGGTTCACCACCCCAAACTTCCCAATCAGCAGTATCTGCAATAGTAACTGTATAACCGTCTCTAATTTCTATTGGACCCCTAGTAAATGCATTCTTGAACTTATCATCAAGAGATGGGTCAACATTAATATTTTCATCAATAAAGTCTGGATTACTTCTAATAACACCACCTTTACCTAAAGATGCACCACCAGAACCTACTTGTGTCCAACCAGGACTTCCTGTGCCATTATTAGCAACATAAATTTCTGCTGAACCATTACCATTATTTGCTTCACTATTATATCTCATCGTACCAACAGCAGGAGATCCAGGTCTCTGTGCTTCAGTACCAACAGGAATCCTTAAAACACTCTCACCATCTAAGAATGAGAGTGAGTCAATAACTCCAGATGTAGCAGTGGAAATTTGATTTCCACGAATTCTAGTAAGTGACATCTTGTACTATAATGCTCCAGTAGTATTTAGATAGGCAATTCAATAATATGAAGAACATCAGTAGATAACGGGGCATCACCAACAGTGCTGCCAAACACAAGGTTTTGACCATTACTATCAACATAGTAACTTGCTTCGCTATCTGTATTTACTTCAGTTTCTGTCCCACCTACTTGTACGACGCCATTCAACATAACAAGAAGAGAACTTGCAGTGTGCTTAACACCACCAGTGTAAGTTGTAATTGGGAAGATGGTTCTAGTACCGTTAGGTTCATCAGTATCACCAGCACGATAAGTTCTTGTGATGTACTTATCAGCAGCAATACCACCAGTGCCCGTGGTAAGTAAGTTACCATCAATTTTTACATTACCAAGAACATTTAGTCTATGATCTGCACTAGTTGCAATACCAAGACCCATATGTTGTTGAGGGTCGCCATTTGAATCATTATGAGTTGCAATGTTAATTTGTGCGGTATCAGTTAAACCAAATTCTTTCCAATCTCCAGCATAATAAATCCAACCAAGAGACTTACCAGGAGACCAGTTTGTATTATAAACTAAGTCTCCATCAGAAGGTGTATCATATCCAGTAATGTTGGTAAAATCAGGGAATCCATTTGCATCTTCGGGTGCAAGTAGAGTTTGTTTAATGATCGTACCATCTTGGTTATTATAAGTAATCTTCTTAGCAGTAATATTATTAGTAGAAGAAACTTGACCAGCAAAAGTAACAGGACCAGAGAAAATAGATTCTAACTGGTTAGATGCACCACCAACAACGGTGAGTTTATCAGTCAGAACCAACTCAGAGAATGTTTCAATTGTTGTATTCTCTTCACCAATAACATTTAGTTGTGCAATATCTTCGTTCGTAATCTGTCCAGTAACAGGGTTAATTACCTGGTTACCAATGAATAGGTCACCATTAGAGTTAAGACCCGAATAGAATGCAACTCCTGCTTCCTCTTTAATAGACTGAGAGAACTTAATCTGATCATTAGATAATGTCTCTACTTGAGTCTGAGGGAATGCAGTTGAGTAGTTACCAGGACCGAAACCAAGATACTCAAATGTATGGTTACCTGAGCGAAGAATTGAGTGTCTTCTGAACTCAACTGGAATTGGCGCAACTGTTCCGTCATTATTTTCACGAATATTAATTTTTCTGGATTCTTCATCACCAGAACGTGCTGTTAATTCAACATTAGACAGTCTTTTATTTACAGAATCATAGTTTGGAGTTGTGCCTGGTTGTGTCCAACCATTGTCAGTCAAAAGGAATTCAATTCCTTCTTTGGTAATAGAACGCTTAGGATCTTTATTGGGTGTAGGTGATGCTCCATCAGTAGCATATACTAATCCGATAGTTTCATTGTCAGCGACGGATACCGAAGCATCAGGGTCAGCAACAGGGTTGTCTCTGTCAAACGTAGGATACACTTCGTTGACGTTTTGAGAGAACTTCCTGTTGTTGAAGTTAGAAGTTGTAGGTGCAATAGATGCACATAGCAGGGTAATGTAGTAGATTCCATCTGAAACACCTCGTTCAAACTCTTGAGTTTTTTCGATATCGTAAATATAGAATGTTTTATCTAGATTATACGTTGTTGTATCGCTATTCAAAGGTTGCATGACATAACCAGAGAGAGGATCGCGAGGAAGAGGATTAGTCTTATCTTTATCAATCTTAAGACGAATACGGAAAGTTCTATCCTGCAAGTCTCTTGCGTCAGCAATTCTCTTAATAAAAGTTGTAGGAGTAAAGTTTACGTTGTTGTATGTAGTATTTGTAGATAGGGTTGTGTAGATAGAGTTTTCTGTAGAACTTACAGAGAGATACCAACCACCAATAACTCCAGCAACACCTCCAATTGTATAAGTATTGCTATCAAATTGTATTGGAGAACCAGTTACACCAGCAGCAAGACCAGATACAGAAGGACCGTATGGCGAAATAGAAGCATTCTTAATTGTTGCTTCTGATGCTCCCTGAGATACAAGTAAGCAGTTAATTTTATCCGCAACAGCAGAAGCACCTGTTCCATCTTGTCTAGAACCAATTGCGTAACCCTGAACTTTTGTTGCTGGAGGGGATGCTTCAGTAGTATATCCATAAAGATACAATCTAGTACCAGGAGTACCACCAGAACCAGATAAAGATTGGTTAACTACTTTAGTTCTTTGGATATCAATGTTTACCCAGTTAACTGAAGTTTCTTCTCCAAAAATGATATTACCATTTACAGTATCAGCATTAGGAACAGATAGTGTAATAACTCTAGTATTAGTGTTAATTGAGGTTACAAGAGCACCAGAACCAATATTACTACCACTAACTTGCATACCTTGAATAACACCATTCACAGAACCATCATTAGTAAGTGTGATCGTGCTTTCCCCATCAATTCCTGTTGCAGATGTAGAAATGGTTGAAAGTGCCTTTGGTGGGATGATATGTGTGATTTCGCCTGCTTTATCTTTTGAGAATGATTTTGCTTTGAAACCAGCAGCACGAAGAGCAGTGTTTCCGAAGTTACTGTTAGAGTTAGTAATCGACATGTCAGCACCACTCTCAGCAGTGAAATGTGTGCCATATCCAACAGCGAACACAGAAACTGCTTGAATGAAGGAGTCATTAGAGCACTTAATATGCTCGTGTGCCCATTCTCTTCTATATTCAGCAAAACCATCTAAGTGAGCACCATCACCAGCAGAAGCAACATCATAATTGCCAGTAGATTCATTATATCTTACAAATGCTCTATCATCTTTTTGAAGACTCAAACCAGTGAATTGAGCAACAACCATTGATTTGAAACCAGTTGCCTTGCTACCATCTGCGTGCATACCATTCATGCCCCAGACACTTCTCAGGGACAAGTTAAACGCATATGGTGATGCAGAGTCAACAGTATCAATCTCAGTCTTAACAGTGATGTTAGTACCAACAGCATTACCAGTTGGTTCAGATGTCATCTGATATGTAAAAATATTTCCAGATGCAGAAGTTACAGTATAAGAACCATTGTATACACCAGCATCTAGTTCTGATTGGGTTCCAGTAGATCCAGTAACTCCAGAAATATTAATGTTAACACCAACCGAGAAACCATGGTCTCTAGGATTATCAAACTCATCAACAGTAACTGCGGTTGCAGTATTACCATTACGAGTGATTTGAAGGACTCTATATTCATCCGAAATAGGACCAACAATTCTATTCTCTTCTACCCTTGCCTGAATTTGGTCAGCAGCAGGATCTCCCGATGTATCAGGAATTGATGCAAATGCTTTAGAAACTTTCTGATAATAAATCTCTAAGTCTGTCCTCTGAGTGATATTTGCAACGGCAGAATAGTCCTCATTAGGAACAGTACCACCAGCAATAAGAGATGATAAAGGATTAAGACCATCAGCAAACTCAAAGCATGTAAGTCTGTGATGAGAATACTTAGGTGCAAGAGTCTCAGTGCTATCAGGTTTGTAATATACACCCTCTTCAGCACCATCAAAGAATGAGAATTGCCAGAAGTAAGTACCACCAGTTACCTTAAAGATAGCAGTACGAGGAGGAACTTGAATTTCATCAGTAATTCCAAGACTACCTGCTACTGTAGGATATGGAACATACTTGGGAATAATTTTTGTGCGGCGAAGATCAGTACCAACGAGGGAACAACCTCTAGGAACAATGATACCACCTTCTACCGAATTAAATTTATGTAGAACATTGTTTGGAGAAGTCAAATCTAAGTTTGAGTTCTCATCAATGGGAGCAACGTTTGTATATAAAACTTCTCCAGGTCTGTTGTCAACAATATATTCTGCTGGATACAGCATAATCGAGAAGGCATCAAATTCGTCATTTGATAAACCAACACGATACGAAAATCTCGCTACCTCAAGAAACGCTCTTTGAATAGACTTAAAGGGTCGTAACGCTGAGTTCCCCCTATTATCGATAGCATCAGATGCATCGAAATCATCGGGGTTAACATAGATAATACGTCCAGTTCTGGACGTAATAATATTCTTTAGTCTAGTAAGAGCCATTTCTTCTTAGAGGTCTTTCTTATATTGTTATTTAGGACTGACCGAATACACGAGTTGTAAACTCGGAACTCACATCTTCAAAACCAATTAAGGAGAATACATTATTTTGAGTTGCTGAGTAAACATGTACTCTTTGACCAGGACCGACAACCAATGATGTCACATTATCTACTGCATTAGCAGACAACGTTGTATCAACTGCAATATAAGTATCAGTATCGATCGCTGCCTGTGCAGTAGTAACAGAACTTACAGTTACATCAGTCCTATCTGCTGTATTACTCTTAGGAACATCAGAAAATGTATCAGAACCTGCAAATTCAGCAGAACCTACCCCAAGAATAACTTTTAATGCAGTTCCAGTGTAATCAACAACTGTTCCGTATGGACCTGCTGTTTGAGATTCGATAGTATAAGTAACACCACCAACTTCAAAAGAATCTGTAGTATTTGACCATGTACCATTCAGGTCAAACGCAAAAAATTCATCGTAAGTGAAGGATGAAGACACACTAAATGCCTCATCAACACCACCATATGCTGCTACAGTGTCATCATAGTAGTATAAAGTTGCAGGTGGCGTTGCATTTACTGCAAAGTCAAATTGAACATATGCACCACTAGAACCTGCGGTGCCATTTGTTGTCTTACCAGTTACATATTCAGTACCATCATCAGCAGTACCTGAGGCAAGGTCAGGACCAAATTCACCGCCTTCAGTTGTAGAAAGTTGGAACAATCTTCCACTCATGGAACTATCTGCGACATCAAATCTGTATGTCCTGTCACCAAAAACATCACCAACAGTTTTGCTATAAACTCCACCAGAAGTATTAGAGAAAATAAATTTATCTACACCAGTACCAATACCACCAACAGAAATAGTTGAAACACCACCACTACTACTAGTTATTTCATCACCATCAGTAAATTCAGCACCACTTCCATTGATAGTAGAAGGTCCAATACCTAAGAATTCACCATCAGTAGAGGCAGAAAATACAACTGCTGTTGTAGTGTCACTACCAGTACCCTTAGTGATAGTATCACCTACTGCAAATGTTCCTGTAAAAGATTCTGTAGAGAGATCTCGTATCTCCACTTCTTTAACAAAAATTGTAGTAAGATCTGGAATAAAAACAGACTCAAATTTCAAAGTTTTTTCACCATCAACGCTGGTCAAAAGTTGACCAGGGGTAAAAACTGATGCTGCAAATGCGGTATCAACATTCACCCTATAACTGGTGAGAACATCGCCTTTGTGAAGTTTGTAGGTAGATGCATCAAGGACTAACTTTTGATCGTAGTCTCTAACTGCAACTCTGTATGCTGCGCCTGTACCATCATTCGCGATTTTAAGCACTGCCGATGCAGATTCATCCACCGATGCAGAATACAAAAGTGTATCCGTCGTTGCTGCTGGTTTGCTTTGTGCGAGAAGTCCTTGTCTTGCCATTGTTATAAATTAGAATCCTGCGTAGAAAAATTGTTGTTGTCTGGTTCTACCAGTTAAAGTTTGACCGCCGATACCAGCACCAAAGGTAACATCCTCAGCAGTAACGTTTTCCGTAGAAAGTAATGTTGCATCTGCATCTGGGAAACGAATTTCTCTATTTGCAGTCAAATTGTCAGTACGAATAGTTAAGTAAGTAGGAGTTGAACCAAACGTATCGGTATTTTCATCGTAAGGAGTTATAGCATCTGCAATCTTGGGTTGTACTAACGTTTTGTTAGATACCTCTTGAGTTGCTAACTCGGTAACAAAGAGATTATTATCATCAACATTTGTATTTAGGTTTGCAGTAGGAGGAAACTGATATACCCTGTTAGATGCTGTATTTAAATTCTCTGTATTAAATGTAATTCTCTTAGTATCATCCGTAGGATCTGCTAAGATGAGAGTCTTAATAGTTTTATTAGTTAGAGTTTGAGTAGTATCAACACCAACTAACGTAAGACTTAGGTCAGGAACTATAATAGTCCTATTTGCAGTCAGAGCATCAGTATTTAATTGTGCCCAAAATGTTCCAGATTCGGAGTTTGTTGCAAACTTAGGGTCAACTAAGGTTTTATTCAGAATAGTTTGTTCTGCCTTAGTATCAAGTAGTGTAGAAGAAGTTGCAGTAGGTTCGTTGGTAGTAGTTACTGCTCCAGCATCAGGTAAGAAATAAGAACGACGAGTATCCGAAGTCTGTGCCCAGTTAATCTGAAATACTGCTTCTTCGTCTCCATCAACAATTACAAGATTATCTTCATCAATAAGAAGTGTTTTATTTCTAAGAGTTTGTGTAGTATCGTCACCAACTAATGTAGTGCCACTACCAGCAGTGATAGCGGGGAATGTCATGATTCTGGTAGTAGTACCAGTACCAACTAAACCTGCTTCAAATCTAACTCTTGGACCTTGTGCATCTTCAAGAATAAAAGTTTGATCAGATACAACAAAATTGCCTGTAACTTTAACAGAACCCGTACCCTTAGGAGATAATACAATATCAGCGTTTACTGAAGTTTCATCAGTAGCAGTAATATAAAGAGAAGAACTAGTAGCAGTGTTCTCAATTCTGGACATATAAAGTCCACCATCACCAAAACCTATACCAATCTGATCATATGCATCTTGATATAGACCCGTATCTCTATCCAAGTCAAAACACAAACCAGGTTCTGCTTTTGAACCTTGAGAAATTCCCTTGAAAAGTTGATTGACCTTTACCTTACGGTTAGGAATCAAGGGGTCAGATACGACAACAGGAAGAATTGCTTCACCCGATAGGTTCGCATCTGCGATTGTATCTAACTGAGAAATTTTACGGGTTCCCACGAATAATCACACCATTTGCTACAAGTTTATTTATACTCGTCAGGAGGGAAGAGTTCGTTGTATCTTAGAAAACGACGAATGCTAGGAGTGATGCCGAAAGAATCGCATGTTGCAAGGTAAGATTCCCATTCTTCTTGCAATTCTTTGGGTATTTCATTCTCTTCCATTAAGATTCTCCTCCTTTTTTGTTTTGAAGTAGAGTTTATAATATCTCTTCTTCATTTCATTGATGGTGTCCATGTCTTCCTTGAATCCCATATATTTAAGATGTTGGGATGTACCTTCCATCTCACTAATGAGGAGCAGAAGACCTACTGCTGTGACAGGTCTCCCATCAAAATCATACTTACTTAGAACTTGTGTCATAATTTAGTTTATCGTCTTGTTCTTTTAAGTTACGGAGACGAATACCTTCATGGAGAGCAGCAATTGCTGCTTTAGTTTCAGGAGTTTCTTCCCACTCCCATTGCTGTTTATGCTTGTTCTTAAATGATTTTTTACTCATGGGGTTCAAAAAATAGGACTTGGTTGACTCTGTAAGTATCTTCAAAGAATCTATGATCATTTATGTGCATTCCGTGAGGGAATAACTTACCATCAAACAACACACATCTATTATATACTGCTTTAACATCTTTGACAAGGCGATACATACCCTTAGGCATCCATGGAGTTTGCCCTTCATGAGTCATACCAGTGAAATCTCGAACATCATCAGGATGATATAACGCCGTACCAGGTATTTCTTGGTCACCCCATTCGTTGTTCAAAGGTATAATTGCATTATATCCACCATCTGTGTGGGGCCACCAATGATGGGTTTCAATATTGTTGTAGGAATGTTTAAGATATCTAGTTACATTAGTAATCATGTCATATCCACCATCAGTTTGATCACTTCTACGTTGACCTACAAGTCTCTCTAGATACTCATAATTTTTAGCAATTTGAGGATCATCGGGGATGTACGCTTCCAAACGTCTGTCCCAATAATAACAACCATTTGGAGCAGTATCAACTTTCCACAATTTTGGTAAAGGATTTAAGGTAAGTTGTCTTACCAATTCTGGATTTTTATAATAATTTTCAATATAGTAGATCCTACTACCCATAAACTCTTCTGTGTATACATTCCATTTACCAAGTTCAAACATTTTCAGAAATCCAATATGCTAAAGTGTACCTATTACCATTTATAAGCGGGGTTACGCCATGAGGTATTTTACTACCAGAAAATAAAACTATTGATCCTTTCTTTGGAGTAATCTCCATAGTGTTTTCAAAGAAAGTTTTACCGCCATAGTATCCATCATTCAAGTATATAATAGCACTCCAAATATCAGTAGAAAAGTCTAAGTGCAACTTCATTGATGATATTCCAGGATACCACTTAACCAATTCATTATTACTAATAGTGTATTCAGATGGATATAAAGATTTACATAAATTTATAGTCCTTTCATTAAAGATACTAAAATCTTTCTCATAAAGCAATAAATCTAAAGGAGTGGTGTTATTGTCTCCGTATTGGAAAGAGTCGCTCATCTTGCTATCAAAAAAATTGATACAAAATTCACATTCTTCTTGAGATAGAAAATTTTCTGCAAATAATATTTTTTTCATAGAGGTATTAACCCAATATTATCATATACTTCTGTTAGATCACTTTCAAACAATACATCATAACCTAGAGTAATTCTTGGAGTATCAAACACTTCATCGAATACTACCTTATGTTCTCGATGACCACTACCAATATAGATATTTCCTATTTCATTAATAATTTCATATTCACGAAACACTGTCCTAGATTTGTGAGGTTGAATAGAAATATACCCATGAATTGGCCAGTTATGTTTATGCCATCCAAGAATTTTTTCTTCAGTATGATAGTTAATCCATGATTGCATCCAAAGTTTATTTTCATTGGGTACAGTTTCCCTAATAATCTGTTTTAGTTCACAATACAAATCATGAAATAGTATTGATGGAGATGTTAATGCAAACGTATTATAACCTTTGTATGTCCATGTTGGTGTGCCACTACCAAAATATTGTTTATGAATATTAAGAGAATATTCAATAACATCAATCATTTCTGCTTGGTGATTGATAATTGTATTTGACTTGTATACTTTAGGTTCCATCATTCTATATTTAAAAATTGAGACATACAATATCGACCCAAACCATTATGTCGATCGTCGGTATTCATATCTATGGTATCAACAGCATGTCTTATTTGCGAGGGAAATACTACTGCACTGTTATTTTGAATTTCTATTTGAATATCATAATCTACAAAATAAAAATTTCCACCCGTAAATTTTTTAGGTTGTTTATAAAACCAAGTACAGATAGTTGCAAGAGCATTATCTTTATGAGGTTTATAGTAATCACCTTGCTCATAGTAAGAGATTAATGTGCTATCATTATTAGAACACAAGTCTTTAAAAAACCAGGAATCTTCTTGATTGATTGTACTGTTGGTAAGGACTTTTCTATTTACAGTAAGTATATTAGAAAAATTTCTATCATTATATAAACTATCTAAAAATACACCTTTATTCTTTTTAATAATGACATCATCGGTTACTGCTGATGCTGTCATTTCTGGATCTAATAACTTACTATTGCAATTCAAAAACTCAAGTTCTTGCCAAATTGATTTCAACTCATCTTCATTGTATACATCACTAATGCATATAAAAGGAATTGGATCTGTGTATAATTTAATATTCATAGTAGGAGTGGGGGGACTTGAACCCCCACGAGATTAATTCTCAACAGATTTTAAGTCTGGTGCGTCTACCGATTCCGCCACACTCCCATCAATATAGAGTAGACCAATTTGTTTGGTGTTACCAATTTCCCAGGTAGGAGGATGAAAGGCACAATACTCATTGAAGATAATTTTCATCTCCTTATGAGTTAGGTTAGCATGTTTTGCTGCTTTTGGCAAGTTCCATTTTGCTGACCAAAGGTTTTCCATCGATTCGCGGGTTTGGGGTCTCATAAAAAATTAAAGTTGATGTTATATCTTCCATAAGAATTGGAAGTTGTTGATGAACAATGCTCTTGATGGGCATTAAAGAAGATCATCCTATTTGCAACACTATCGATGTTTCCTGCATTTTTGAACGATGTGTGACCATCACAGGTATTTAACGAAAATAGAGCGGCATTATTTTTTAAATTTGGATAGTCTTCATGCCAATCGTGAGATTTTACTTCTGATGTCCAAGGATAAAAATTTGCTCTTACTCGAATAAGACCACTCATTATATTAAGTTCATTTCTAAACTTATTAAGAAACAATTCTTTAATTAAAGGGAAGTGTACACAATGAACTTCATCTTCTATAAAGAATGTATGTGTAGCATACCAAGACCAAGGACCAGTTGTTTCATCATGATCGGCAACATCTTTTTGAATAAAAAATGGAAATTTATTCTCAGATGTATTCATAACTAAAGAACTAATTTGTCGAAACTGTTCTTCAGGAAGAAAATCATCAATAACTGTTATTTGGTCAAAATTAATCATTTAAGTATTTTGGATATACTTGGTATGTGTATTCTTTTGGTTGTAGGTTTGTACGGTTAATTTCTTTTATAGCATGTTCGGGACATTCAAACCAACAGATACGTTTTTCTTTTTTAATTTCTAATCGGTATGGGAATGTTTTATGAGGAAACAACTCTTTCTTCCTACTATTCTTAGGAACAATTTCAGGAACCTTCTTTCGTGATGTCGTCTTTTTGGATGTACTCTTTGCCTTCGCTTTCGGAGTTGTAGTAGTAATCTTCTTTAGATTCTTCTCCAAATTCACCTGAGTCTTGACGGAGGCATTCGTCGAAGAAGTTTTGGAAGTCTTCTTCCGACCAGTTGTTGAGGATGCTTTCGATCGGGTCGTTTTCGTCCCATTCAATTTGGAGTTTTCCATCGGGCAATTCGTTCACGTTCATGATTAGTCTCGGTAATTATACCATTCAAAAAAGTTAAATGGCATGAAGGAAAGGGGGAATAATAGCAATCCCATTTAGCAGGATATACTTCAACAGTGCCTGTATAGTATACAGGTTTTACTTTACCATGACAACCATTTGGTACGTAATGTGTAAAATCATTGATAAAGTCTTGAGTATGAGAGTAATCAACTTCATACAATCTTCCTACTGGGTCAATCCAGTATTCACACATAAGACATTCCAAATCTTTAGTTTGGAGGTCTTTTCTGCTATAACTTGGACCAAGATCGTAAGAAGACCTCACTGTATCAAACATTCCCATCTTTCATTCAGAATCAGTTTCTTTTTTAAATAGTTTACGACACTTCTTTACTTCTTTCAGTTCATCCTTAATCATTTGATAAGCATCTTCAGGAGTGATACGTCTTGACATTTCCATGGCAATAGTATATTCAACTCTTGTACCAAAGTGTTTGAGTGCTTCTTCAAATGAGTTTAGTTCTTCGTACATTAGTCTTTAATATAACCGTTCAATTCCAACCATTCACGAGTCTTTGGTGTTGGTTCATAATCAACCCACATAGTACCCCTAGCGCATGCTTGAAGTGCTTCCATAGTCATATTTTTAGTACGACCTGCCCATTGTGCTTCTGCTTCCCAGGGGACGACAGACTTTGGATATGTACGTTCTACCATCACACGCCATAACATAGGAACTTCATCCTCTGGTTTGATGATAGCAATCAGACTGTTGTCAATCGTACCTGCCATACAATCTTGTGCTGCATGCCATCCTTCATGACGCATCACCATCATTAGTGCAGCAGGATCGTCCATGTACCTTTTATTTAAGTAAAAGTTATTACTTACAGTATGGTACACACCACGATGCATTACAGGAAAGTAACGTTGATCAGCAAGGAATACTTTTACTCCAATTTGATTCAGTGCCACCAGCATCATATTGAATTCGGTAGTATTAGACGTAAACTCCTCTACGTTAGGATAGTTATGTGAAACGTCTAGCATACTAAACACTTCATCAACATCATCCGTACATTCACGAAGCAACATACAACCCATGGCATCCATGCTATTGTATCCTTTTGTGATTTTCTCTTCACCTGCTTGCACACTCATACCATGTGCCATACTAAACATTAGACCTGCCAAGATGGCATTACGAAACTTCATTTTGTTCATCAATAAATTGTTTACGGAATTCTTCAACTTGATCAATAACATCATCAGAAAGAGGTGGTCCTGACTGAACAACTGGGGCAAGAATTACAGCAGCACCATCAGGTCTTTCGATACGCCAAACGCAACGATTGCGCTCACACATATCAACCATAAACTCAAAGTACTTTTCTGCTTCTTCTAGAGTTACTCTAATAAATTCAGTCATTGCACAGCAAAACAATAGGTAATCATGTCATTATCAACAATCTCTTGTATTTGAGAGATTGTTTCGGAGAAACCTTCAGAACCTTCGTCATCAAATTTCCATTGAACATCCTTTTCATATCCCTCTTCATCAACAAGTATTACCTTGCGTTTAGAGAAATTGACAAAGATATGTGAGAGAGCGTCGGTCATGGTTCTTTGTGTTGCTCCCGTATCATAGCACAGATGTCAAGCGTTGTCAATTCAAGAAAATTGCCTTGCCAGAAATCCTGACGACACCCTGAGAACTGATGTTTAGTGCAGCAAGGGCAGAGATAGTACCAACAGCACTTGCAGAGATCCTAAACAATCCTGCTGCAACATCAACATTGTATGCACCAGTGGTAACACTACAATTATATCCAGTAGCACCTGCAACATAACTTACAGGACCAGAAGGGTTAGTGACACTATATCTAGGTACAGTATCGGCACCACCAGAACCAGGAACGAGAATCGAATCAATAGAACCTCTAACGGTATTAAAGATTCCTGACTTAGCAGAAATTGGATTGCCTACTGGAAAATTAATGAAGTGATATTCTGAGACAGTATTGAAATGAATTGCATTATTAGCATTCATCAAAATATCTCCTCCAGAATAATTTTGATTCATACAAGCATTCTCATAACTTCCTCCTGCAATCTTATGTGCTTGAGCACCAAGTTCAACTTCTGATGCTTGAAGAGCAAATTTAGCACCTGATACATTCACATCAAGATCAGAACCAAAGCAAAGAGTATGTTTTTGAATCCTATCATTTTCACTAGCACCTTTCTGAGGAGCAACTTGTGGTGCTCCAGCAGCATTTAAGAAGAAACCACCACCAACTTCAAGATGACAATTTCCAGTAATTTTTAAATGATAATCTCCTTCGACAGTAATTGTTTCTGTTCCATCAACAATCTCACATCGGTCACCATGAACTTCACTTGTATAATTACCAGCATAAGAACTATGGTCGGCAACTAAATTACCACTATCTCCAGTACTAGCGGTAGATTTCTGCTTATACTTTTGTAATCTTGTCTCTAACTCTTCAGTAGAAAGATCTGGATTTTCTTCTCTTACCTTTTTCTGATAAGTATACTCTGCATACGTATTGTTATTAAGAGATACTGAAGAGTGTGTAGTTCCATTAGTACTCTTTTTGATAGATGCTTGGCGACCAGGTGTTCCAACAAACATCTCATAAGAACCATCAAGCATAGTTTTTGCTTGTGTTAAATATGGATCTGCTTGATTGATAATATTATCAATTAAACTTCCACCTGCACCAGAATCTCCACATTCTCCTCTTTGCTTACCTCTAATTTGATTAATTCTATCCAAGTCCTCGGCAGAACAATGAGTAACACCAAATAAAGGAAACCAACCAACGGTATCTAGACCACCATGTGCCTCACGATTACAACCAGATGAGAAGAATTTTAAGAAGAATGAAATGATTCCAGTAATACTTGTAATACCATTTTTAATTAAGTCTGTACCATCTTCAAAAATTTCACTACCTTTCTTCCATGCTTCAAGAATTTCTTTTGCTTGTTCTACGCCATCAACAATAGTAGCAACAGCATCAACAATATTCAGCATTGTGTCGATGATGTTTTGAACTTGGCAAACAACACTGTCAATAACTGCTTGAACACCTTGAAGCACCATCTGCGCTTTATCAATGGCAGAATCTAAAAATCCATTAAGAATATCCAACAAAGAACCGATAGGATCACTAATATACCCAATCAGTTGAGAATCAATATTACAAAGAGAACTAAGGATTTGTGTAATTGCTTGCTGAATTGTAGTAAAAATAATATATGGTGCTCCAGTAGCACCGCCCAAAAGAGTTACTACAGACAATTGATCTGCAAGATTAGATAACTGCTGTCGGATTGCAGCAACAACCTGTGCAAATACAGAACTTAAAAAGTTTTGTAGTTTAGAAGTAAGAGATTGTGCAGTAATTAATTTACCAGTAATGATATCGATGAAATCACCATTCTCTGCTTTAACAAGATTGCCAGCAGTATCTGCGATATCTTCAATCAAATACGACAACTTGTATTCTAATGTTTTCCATGGACCACCAACACCATTTGCAGCAGGAATTGGTTTTTCTGGATTTCTAGGTTTCTGAGGATTACCACTACTACCAGCAACTCCTGGCATAGTTCCTATATTTGAAGGTGATCCAACTCCTCCAGGTTCTGTAGTCTTCTGCCCAGGAACAGATACACTATTATTTTGTGGAGCAGGACGTATAAATGTAGGAGTTCCGTCAGGATTTCTAGCAACAGTATTAGTTTCACCAGGAGGAAGTGATGCAGGATTTGGAGCAACACCTGGTTCCATGTTCTCACCAGTAAATGCAAATTGTTTTTTATCCCTGGTAACAGAAGATTTATTAACACGCATTACCCCAATAACAATGGGCATCTGTGCGGACTCACCGTCCATAAAGAAACCCATGACAATAGCACCAGGTTGTAACTGACCAGATGATTCACCCTGACCGTCATTACCTGCTTGAGATGTGTGCTGAAGTACAGTTGCCCATGGAAGATTCTCAGTGGGCAAAGAATTCGTAGTTCCACCACGAACGTTTGTATAATATCCAAGAACACGAACTTTTACTCGACCCAACTCCATGGGATCTTCATTATCTTCTACTTCACCAACCCACCAGAAAAATCCATCCTTACCGACGAAATTTACGGTAGGTTCATTAATGATACCGTCAATGGTGTTCATCGAGTCTTAAACCTTATAACATTTTTATTTATGGGCGAAGAGGGGATCGAACCCCCGACAATCTCCGTGTAAAGGAGGCACTCTACCGCTGAGTTATTCGCCCGACTCCTCCACCTGGACTCGAACCAGGGACAGGGTGATTAACAGTCACCTGCTCTACCAACTGAGCTATAGAGGATTGAGAGCCTCTGACAAGATTTGAACTTGCGACCTGAGCTTTACAAAAGCCCT